AGTCTTATTAGTTTTACTTGTTGAGAATCTTCTTTTTTATTTTTCAACTTCTTTCTCTTGTTCACTGTTTCACCTCCTTACATTTATTATTATACACCTTATGAGGTATAAAGTCAATAGTTTTTATGAACTTTTTTTAATTTTTTAACGGAAATTTTTAATATTATCTATTGCAATGGAAATTTAAGCAATAAAAAAAACCCTACCAATTAAGGTAGGGTTTTTCAACTATTAGGGAGTAATATGAAAGTGTTAAGTATGGCACTTAACAAATTTAATTATACCATATAAAATGGCCATAATTAAATTATTACTCAACTTCAGTTAAATATTTGTCTTCAATCCATTGGTCAGAGTCTTTATAATTTACACGACTCCAGCCGTCTTTTTTCTCATAGACTCTTACTCTTGTGCCAGCTGCAACAAACTCTTTATCTTCGCTATCTAGTGATGGTTGGCTTTCCAAATAGTAATCAATGCTTACTGTTGCTTCATAATATGCTTGGTCACGTTTTGGCAGCTCAACATCTTCATCCAGGATAGATTTTTCAACTACTTCAGCAACGTCTGTAGTATCTCCAATTTCTATTTCACCGCTTCTTAGTTTCTTAATTCTATCAATAAAGTAAGCTTTACAATTTTGAGTTCCAGCTCCATAGTAAGCACCACCATTCGCATGTAATTCCATTGAACGGTGTGGGCAAGCTGTAGCGCTAAACTCGTGGTGTAATCTTACAGTATATTCATTTACTGGTAAACCATAAGACTCTAATAACTCACCAGCAATCATAAGCGCTGCATCTTCATTAGCAATGAAATCTTCATCAGATGCACTCATTGATTGACAAACTTCAATACCAATGTAATTCGCATTACCTTCATAAGTTGCTGTGTGCCATTCCTGGTAATTCACTGGTTGGAATACAAATGTATCGTTTCTATCGACATAGTAAGCAGCGAACCCATTTGCAAGAGTTCCATTATTCACTCTATCACGTAAAAAGCCTTCATATTGGCGGGCGCTATTACCTCCTGCATCGTTGTGAATTACAACTCCTTTTATTGAGTTCTTAGGTGGTGCAAAGTAAATTCCTTGATTGAAATATGAACTATAAATATCTGCCATGTTATTGTTCTCCTTTTAATAAAATTATTCTTTTGGTTTTTCATAAGTCATAGCTTGTTCGCTATCGCTGAAACCTTGTGTTGTAGGATCGTTAACTATCCCTAACAATCCAAGTAATAAAAAAACAGCATCGACAACATTATTAATGTTGGTGCTGAATAACTCTGTATTTAAGTTAAAACCAAATAATACAGAAACTTGCTTAACTAATAGCAATAGACCTGCTATAAAAGCTATTACAAAGCGTTTGTTTTTAAATCTGACTTTCCAATTTATCATATTTTACACCTCCTTTCCTAGTTTAATGGCCATGGGTCACTCGTTAAATACGAGATTGAACTTACTCTTATATCTCCAATATCTCTATCAGTTGGCACGGGGTCTGTGAATTGGAAACGTAACATGTTACTATCCCCAGCGCCCCCTAAATACCACGTTCCATAAGGCGTCCCCTTATCATTGTATATTCCACCAATTAGTGAAGACTCTGAACGGTAGCCTTGCGGTACTCCGTTTAAACCTAGAATGTAACAATTTCGTTCACGGTCTGACCCTTGAACTTGATATCCTGCGCCACCACGTCTTACAATTCCGAACCAGCCCCATGAAAGCCCTCCGAATTGATAAGATACTGCATTGTTGACACGTCTTACCTTGACAAATGAGTTCCCTAATTTTGAAACAGATGGAAGTATTTTCCACCCAGTATCCCCAATTAAAACGTCCCAGCCAGTATTACCTGTTCCACTTTTCTTTATCCACTTCAAAGCACCATTTGTTACTGCTTCGTCAACATAAGTTGTTCCAACAGGTGCTGTAACTACACCGTTTGGCATTCCTCGTCCGTGTATTTCCCATTGTTTAGCTTCAAGAACTTTTAAGCGGTTATCAAGTTCGGTTGTGTTACCAGAGTTACCAGTGTTTTGAGGTAGATAATTGTGTATATTTTGGGTTGTAATGAATTTTAAATTATCTTCTTCAGAAAATTCAAAGTCTGGTTCGTAATTGTCCGGCAATGAACTTCCGACTGTATATAACATCGTTTCAAATTTAGCTGTTTTTCTACTGCCAGTAATAACTAAATGATCCCCAAAATTATCTGAAAATAATGTCCCGAATTTATTTTTATTATTTAACGCATTAGTTTGTTGAAGATAGGTTTCAAGATTTGCATTTTCAGTTAGTTCATATGGCAACCCTATTTTATCAACAAACCTACTTGTATCCACATTCCCTGCAGGTCTATTCTCAAGAGTTGTTAACCTATTCTTAATATCCGTGTCGTTATATGGTTGCGGTAATTCTGACTTTTTAGCATATTTCTCTTGGTTTTCTTCATCTAAGAAAGCTTTTCTAAGTTCTTCTTTAGTCGCATAATCAGTTAACGGTTGGTGCTCCGTTAAATAATGCTTACCTTCTAATTGTGTATTTGTTACAAAATTACTTGTATCAATATTAGGTGTTGTTGGTCTATCTTCTAGTTCTTTGATTTTTCGTTTAATTTCAGAATCATCATAGCTTGATGTTACTGGTCTGTTCTCTAGTTGTGTTACTTTTTTCTCAACATCTTCAACAGCTTTCTTTGTAGCTAATCCACTAATATCCTGGTGTTTAGTCAAATAACCTTTTTCAGTCAACTGGGTTTCAGTCACGTAATTAGCTAATGATTGATGCTGGGTTAGATAACCCTTACCAGCCAACTGTGTTTCAGTAACATATCTTGCTAAAGACTGGTGCTGGGTTAAATACCCCTTTTTCTCAACTTCTTTAACTGCTTTATTTACAATTGTTTCAGAATTTGGAATTTCAGTCTTTAAAGCACGTTTTTCCAATTCTTGTGTTGTTGCCAGATTAGAAATATTAGGTATATCATCTTTTAAAGCATACTTTTCATTCGCTTGGGCTTCTGTTAAGAATTTACTACCTTTTTCAATCTCCTTAATGGCATTGTCAAAGTCTTCTTTTGTTAAAACGTCCAATCTATCAACAATTAGTCCATGTGCATAGAAACGCTCTTTTAATGGCAATTGCTTAGCTTTATCAATCTCCGAAACCCTAACATTAAATTTAAACCTAAATATATCAGCATCTCTTATTTCTTCGTTTACATAAATGAAACAAATTACTTTTTCATTTTGAGTGATTAAGCTAGTATCAAACTTGATTTTAGCTTTGTTATCTTCAACGACCGCTTCAGTTCTCCAGTATGAACCAGTCTTTACAAACTTGAATAATGCTATTAAATTCTTACCAGCTAATTGCTCGTTAGCAATCTCAAACTCAAAATTACCATTATTTCTATCATGTGAATATAGTTCAGAATATGTTTCTTCTACTTCCCTAGTTTTAGTTGTGTTTTCTATAGTGAATTTAATTAATTTTTCCATTGCTTCACTCCTCGTCGAAATGGTCTTTTATTTTTTCAAGCCTTTTTTTTAATCCTTTTGGGAATGGTACACCTATTGCCGATAAATTCTCAATTAGTGACAATCCATAAGTTGCTATGAAAAAGAAAATAAACGTTGCTGCTACTTCTTCAAACCCTATGAAATTTAAATAAGGGTAAACTGTCACACCTAAAACTAATACAATTAGATGTTCAATTAAACCCCTTCTCCCAATAGTTGAATTTAAAGTTTTGTTAACCCAGGCTTTTATCATCCCAGTTAGTATATCTAGCACTATTACTCCCGCAAAAATATGTATATAAGCATCATTAAAGATCTCATAATATTGGTTAACTAGTTCAGTTAATGTTATGTGCATTCTTTTTTTTAAAAAACCGCCTTTCTTTAAATTTATTCGTTGTTACATATTTGCATTCTTATTAATCACCGCATGGCCATCACCAACCCTTGAAAATTAGTTATTTATTTACCTTCTAATAGTTTTTCAAGTCGTTCTAACCTTGCATTAAGATCCTTAACTTCAGCTTTTAACTCTTTGTTTTCGGCTGATAGTTCTTGAACCGCCTTAGTAGTAATATGTAACAGCCTAAAGTCATCAATTGTTAGCGTGTTGACATTCTCACCCACTAAGTCAGCTTGTATTTTTTCTACCTCTTGCGCAATAAGCCCAATATTAGTATGTGGTTTAGTATATCCAAATTTATCTGGTTTCCAATCAAACGATTTAAACTTAAGTTTGTTAATCACTTCTAAAGCGTTATGCTCACAATCAACAATGTTTTCTTTCAATCTTTTATCTGAGTCAGCTCTACCAACAGCAACAGCATAGTCAGCTTGTGTTCCCGTTCCATCGTTAACCCAGAAATGAGTTCCACCTCTACCAGTTTTTAGACCTATCCAAGAGATACGATTTAACGTTTTTGTCGTATCGTGTTTACCATTTCCACCGATGGCCCTAACTGGTGTGTCACCATATCTGTTAGTCATTACAGCTGTTCCAAGTACTGCTGTAAGTTTCCCAGTTCCAGGGAATATACTGGCTCTAAAACCACCTTGTATTTCTCCAAATACTGATAAACCTACTTCAGCAGGTGTATATAATGGCTTGTTAGGGTTCGTAACATCATCAACCCTATATATATTTAAACCTTGGTTAAGTCCATCACCTTCAGATCCTCTGAACTGCATACCATAACCAGCATTTTCACCCCATTTATGTGGCGCACTAACTCTGAAATTAGAGCCTTGACTATCTAAAATACCAGTTTCACCAATAATAAACTTACTACCAGTGAATGTTTTACCATGGATATCATCAGCAATCATATTACCTTTAATTTTAACAAGGCCTTCATCTTGGCCTTCAGCATTTTTTTCAACGCTTAAGTTGATTGAACTTATTACTTCGTTTTTCTTAACCATCAAACCTAATTCATCTTTAGTTTGATTAATGCTACTTTCTAATCTTTCCTTGATTAAATTCAAGTCTTCTGGTGCTGGAGTCCATGGCGTTGCTACTGGCCCTTTCTCGATTTTCGGAAATCTGAAATAGACCTTGTCACCTTCTTCACAAGTGCCTTGCATACCTTCCAAATAAAACGTAATATCACGTTCAAATTTGTTAGTAAAAGTATGTGAAAAGCGTTGCCATTCTGGTGTTATTTCAAAAGTTCCTTCTTTTACCCCGCCAGTACCTTGGCCCATTCTAGTGAATGTAATATCTTTACTAGCTTTTATATCGATACTCCAAGTAAGTTGCGTGTCTTGGTATTCGTTTTGTAAAAAGTCAGCTAGTACGAAATAAACGCCTTCGCTATCATTGGTATTATGTTTAGTCATAACCAATGTGCCATTCTGAAGTGTTCTTTGCCAATTACTCATTACTGGCATAACATTAGTCATTTCAGCACTATCTTTTAATAAGTTACGACCACCATTTATTACTTGTTCTCTAAATTCTCCAATTGTTGAGTTGAAATTTTCCATTGTATGATCGAACGTTTTGTATTTTTCCAGGATGTCAGTAATTTCTACTATATCTGGTTTATCATCCAATCTTTCTCTTGTTAAATTGCTAATACCATTACATGTAGTAAGCACCACTATTTCTATTGGTTCACCGTTTTGTTCCTTATCTTCAATCGCAAGCGCTGGGATGTGGCCATCTCCACTTACACTAACTTCTTCAAATTCGCTCCATTCAGTTCGATCAGCGCCCCTATACTTCATTCTTGATACAAAACCTTCAGTTAGTTGAACATTGTCATAAAATACATCTAAGTAAGCTTTAACGCCCGTTGTTTTTTTATTTACATACTTACCTTCAAACCTAACATTTGTTGTTAAGGTGTGTGCTTTTAAATCTTCTAATGATGGTTGCCATGGCGTTACATCTTCACCATTTTCAATTTTTAAGCAATTCAAGTAATAATCAACAGCTTGGTCTTGTTTGTTGTAAATTGCAAATATACAGCTATCAAAATCATATTCAGCTGTGAATGTTGTTGCTACTCGTTGGCTGATCCCTGGCAATCCTATTGTCATTGTTTGACTTTGTTGGCCAACAATTTCATTATTTTTATATAGGTATAATAAAATCTCAATTTCTATATCTTCTTCAGTGTTTTTTAACATATCCATAGATATAGTGTATTTATCATCTTTTTTAACGTTAAACTTAAATTTTTCACTTACCAACCCGCGAAACGCTTCAGTTGGAGTTCCAACAATTTGAATACCATCACCAAAGTTATCTATACTTTTTACAAAATTCAATTCTAAACCATAGTTGATGGCATTTGTACTCCAGTGTAAAAGCTTATGTTCAAAGTTTGAGTTAGGCAAGTAATTTAAGTTTGTTGTTGCTTCTGGTCTTAAATCTTCAACGTTAGGCATCCACGTTTTAGGTACTGTATTCCCATAAGCCATATAAGGTTCAGCCAATTTAAAATGGCCGTTCTTAGTTGAAAAGATATAGAATATATTATCATCTAATGAGGTGAAGTCGTTTTTTACTTCATATACAAACTCTTTTACAACCCACTTGTTGCGGGGTGTATTCGCACCTAAATCAAACCCAGCCATTTGCTTGTTGTTTTTATGTGATTTTAACGCTAAATATAAGCCTTTATCCAATGGCACATCATCAAATATATAAATTGGTAATCTAATTACAATTTTCTCACCACTTTTAAATTCCTTCTTGTCACTTCTAAATGAAATACCTTTCCAAGAATTGCTAGTTAAGCCATTGTTATTAATTTCAACAGAGTTCTTATCGTTATAATCTTTTTGATTGATAGTAGGGTTTGCACCATTTAACGTATAAGCGCTACTATCTTTAATTAGAGTATCTTTTAATAAGTTAAAATTAAACGCTGAAACCCCATCTTCTCCCAGTATTCTAGTCCAGCTATATTCTTTAGGATCAGTTGGCGGGGTTTTCTTATCACCGCTATAAATACCAATATACTTAGAGTTAGAGTCGTCACTCATATCACGACCATCAGCATTATTAGAATACTTTTTATGTATATAAGCATCTTTTCCTTTTAAGCCTTCCATGTTAGGGATGCTTTTTTTAACTTCATCAACAATTTCTTGGGTTTTACCTTCAACAATGTTCTTGAATGTCTTTTCAACAATTCCTTGCTCCAGGTGGAATTCTCCAGTATCTAAATCCCAATAACTCTTTCCATCAGCCGCTTGTATTCGTCCAGCTTTCAGTATTCCCGTATTGATTAAATCAAGTGTAGCCCCATCACCATCAAGAAACGTTCTCCAGTTCCATTCTCCGTTAGGTTTCTTAGTGTTAGCTATAGCAATCTTACCAGCACCCATGTAAACTACCTTGGTTGGGTTCTGATCTATTGGTTTATCAAAAGAATAATAACCTGCTGGCAATTCATATTTGTTGTTGGCCTTAAAATCATAGTTATAACCGTCTTCGTTTAAGAACTTATCAGATAAACGTTCTCTAATCTTATCCAGCCAATATATTGTATCGTTTTGGAAATTTTTAACATCTTTAGCAAGTTCTATAGTCCTGCTAAATGGTGAGCTTGTCACTTTATCACCAATACCAAATTCAGTTAGCTTGTTGTCTGTAAGGTTTCTAACGACCTTAAAAACTCTTGTTTTGTATTTAATTCCTAATTTAGGGTTGAATACTCCAACAGTATCTCCAAGATCTAAGTTACCAACATTTCTTACTGTTGCTTTATACTCAACTTGAACCCTACTATTTTGTTTTAACCACTCGTAAGCCAATACAATTAAACGTTCTGGATCTTCTTCGTCTTGAAATTCAACAATCTTAACCCTTGGTTTAGTTCCTTTTTCAAACCCATAAATTTTAGTAAGTGCTGGTATTTCAAGCATTTCTTCACCAGCTGGCTTATCTACTGGCTTACCGGCAAATTTTTCCCATACAACGTCTTTATAAGTTATTCTACGACCATAACCGCCAGTGGCCTGACCATCTTCATCCCTTATTTCTTCACCCTTACCACGACCAATTACAGCCGTGTATATAGCACCTTTTGAGTTTTTCTCTTTAACTGTTAACAAGTCTTTACCATGGATGAATACTTTACCATTGTCTCGCCCTAATCGTGTAAATACATCCAGGTATCTAGCTGTAATCTTACCTTTAGTAAATTCTAGTCTTGGCGCTATTTCAATTTGTGTTTCTTCCACCAATTTACTAAGCGCTTCTTTTCTTGATAAATAATAAAAATTACCAGAATATAAGCGTTGAACGTTAACAGTACCTAATTTCCATCTTGAACCATTTAATATATTAGTTAAAACTCCAACTAATTCTTTGTTTTGTGGCCTGTAATCTTTTATGTAACCATCGCTTTCCATATCATCATAGAATGTATGTACTGCTACTATTTTCACGTGAGTTGTACTTTCTTTATCCACTCGATCAATCTTATATAAGTGGAATACATCTTTTCGTTTATAATCTTTGTGGCCAATAAATACAGCCTTATCAATTAGTTCATTGTAATTTACTACTGCTTCCAACGTGTGAAGTTTATTTAATTCATTCGTTTCTTTTCCTTCTAGTGGATCGACTGCACCTATTAAGTTTTCATTGTTATCAAATAAAAATAATTTTGTCATTAGTATAATCGCTCCTTCGTATGCACTTCTAATAACTTGCTATTAGTGCTTGTAATTACATCACCTTGTTTAACAGTGAAATCAAAATCACTTTCAACAAAATCTATTAATTCACTCTTGTTAGTAGAGTTAAGCTTTAATATGTAATCAGCATTCAAGTCTATTTCTAACACATCACCCATTACAAACTTGTGGTTAATTACTAGCTTTTTAGTAGTGTTCTCATTTTTGATTATTACCTTATCTCCAGTTGATGCTGTTGCTGTTTTTATAAGCACTGGTACACATTCATTAGGGTTTTTAGGTAACTTGGTAATAGTCACCCTATTAGTACCAGTATCTTTATCCACTTCCTTGTATTTGTAAGGATCTAAGCATATAAACGAAATACTAGCAATTACATTATTGTCAATTTCTTCTATATCATCAGCACTTTCAAAAAATGCATTAAAGTAGTAATCTGGTTCATCTGTAAACTTAAGCTTTTTCGCTTCTGTATTATGCAATAGTAAATTTAATTTATTAAAATTCTCCCTATAGTTAGCACTAGTGTTTTTTAAAAGATATTTAACCACTATTTGCCTTGGTTCTAATGTATTTGATGTTAAATACTTCCCATCAGCCCCAGGCGTTTTATTAGAGTCTATTTCACGCCCTATTAATGCACGACCTTTAACTGATAGAGTGGTAAAACCTGGGATCATATCTTCTAGCGCTTGGCCATTAAATATCGTTTTAAAAGGGTTAGTCGTTGTGACTAACCCTCCTGGTTTTGTAAAATTATACATATTCTCAATTACCTTTCTAAATAGAATATACTTCTTCAAGTTGGATATTTTGCTTGTTAACGCTATTCACATCATCAACAAATTTGCCAAATGCATTATTACCTAACTGAAGATTTAATTGCATTGGACGTTTAGAGAAGTCATATTCAGTACGAACTTCACCAGAAATAATATCATTTCTTGTTACTCCAATGTTGTTTATATCGCTATTTAAGTTTGCTGGTGATACAGCATAATTGATATTATCAGCCACTTGTGTGGCCAACTTACCAGCATAATTAATAGCTTTCTTCGCTGTATCTTGCATACCAACAACCATTCCCATTGGCACCCATCTTGTTATCTTAGCAACAACCCTAGATGGTGAGTGGATAGCTAATGCACTTCTAATAGCAGCAGCCGCCGCGTTTGCAATTGACATAGCTGTTGCCATTACTGCACCAGCCCTAGACTGCATACCAGCAATGAAACCATCCATCAAGTAACCACCAGCGCTAACAAATTGGCCATAATAAGACTGTAATGTACTTACTGCTTGGCTTCCCATTTGTTGAACCGTGCTGACTACTGTTGATTGAGCTTGTCTAATTCGGTTTTCCAACTGGCTCATACTATTTGATGTTACATTGTTAATATTGTTGAATGCATTTTGCAACGTTTGTTCCATTTGTGAAGCTGCTTGTTGTACTGTGCTTGAAATAGTGCTAAAGCTTGAACTAATGTTTGAACTGATGCTTGCCATAGTAGAACTAATGTTACTAGCAACAGAACTAAATGTTGAACTTGTTGTTGATTGAACTTGACTGCAACCTTGTTCTACTGCACTAGTTACACCTTGCATAGCGCTTTGAACTTGTGACTGCATGTTCTGGAAATTAGAAACAACCCCAGTTGCAAGGTTTGCTGTTGCTGTATTTGCTGTATTCGCAACATTTTCCCAAGTCGCTTGGTTAGTCATGCTTACGTTATTTAAGCTTGTTTGTGCTGCCATGTCTACTTGTGACATGTTAGCTCCAACCACTCCAGGCATTAGTCCAGTTTGCATGCTTGCTGCACTGTTAATAGCGGTAAATTGGGCGTTTGCATTCGCTGAAAGTGCATCTAATTGGGCGTTTGAGTTAAGAGTCATACTGCTTAAGTTAGCGTTCACGTTTTCAGCTGCCATCGCTGTATTCGTTGTAGCCGCCGTATTTAACGCCATCATGTTCATGTTAGCACTGTTTGACATTTGCATAAACTGCATATCAGAGTTCATCACCATTCCAGTGATATTAGTTAATGCTCCCATTGCACCTATCCCAGTAAGTGACATCATAGAATTAGAGATACTTGTAAAATGTGCAATAGCACTAGCATCTAAATTAGCAAACGATGCGCCCAATCCATCAAGTGAAGCTGATGCGCTAGCGCTCGACTGCGCTATTCTACTTGCTGCACCTTCAGCAGCTGCCGCGGTTCCTTCTCCACTTTCTTGGGCTTTTTGTTTAACTTGATCCATACTTTCGCTGACTTGTTGACTTGACTCTTTAGATTTTAACCCAACATATTCAAGGGCTTTTCCTATCTTGTCACCAATCCACTTGAATGCATCACCAATGGCCTTAAATACACTGTCAACAGCGTTTCTAAACCATTCACATTTATTATAAAGCGTTACTAGTCCACCAATTATTACAGCTGCAACAATTCCCCAAGGGCCAAGTAAACTCATAAATGCAACTCTTACAGCAGCTAAAACAGTAGTAATAACAGTACCAGCTGCACTAACCACGCTACTTACTGCGCCCCATGCTACTAAAGCCACTTTACTAGCATTTACAGCAGCTGACAATACAGTCATAGCTGCTTTAACAGTTGTTACAACCGTTACAATAAGTCTAAATGCTCCAGCAGCTGCTAACACTGTTGCTATTAAAGTTCTTAACCATTGGTTGTTTTGCAATGTTTGATTAAGCCATGATAAGAATGCATTTACAATGCTTAATACCACGTTTATTACTGGCGCGGCTGCACTTACTAAAGATCCTAATACAGATACAACCATGTTGATAGCTTGCATTGCTATCTGTGCAAACGTAACAAATAATTGTTTAATGTTAGTCCATATTGAGTTCATCAAGTCATGAGTTGTCTGGTTGGTATTGTATAAATGCACGAACGCTGCAACAACAACCGCTATCGTTGCAACAACCCCTAGCATTGATACACCAACACGACCGAAAACTTCAGATACAGCTGTTAAGGCTGCTTTTACTCCAAGTCCACCTTCTTCAATTGGTTTTAACCATGAGTGAATTAATGTCAACGCTGGTACTACTGCTAACGCAACCCCAGCTAATGTAATCATCTTAGCTATTAATTGTGCTACTCCTGGGTTTGTTTGCATTAAAGCATTAAACCATTGTAAGAATGCATTAGCAACATTCAGAATTGACATCGCTAACGGTGCCATCCCTTGCGCTAGTAGTGAGAATGTTTTTGCTAAGTTACCAATCAGCTGGCCAACTTTTGGCGCTGCTTCTTCGATGTATTTAACAAAGTTCTTAAATGCTTGGTTCTGACTTAGTTGGCTGCTCCATTCTCTGAAACGTCCCATAAGTCGTTCAAACCAACTCATTGCTGTTGCTGCCATTGGCCCGAACGCTGCGAACATTTGCACAAGACCAACAGCAAGGTCACGAAATGCACCTCTGATTTTTGGCATGTTTTCATTTACGTAATTAGTAAACTGCTTCATCCCTTGACTATCAGCAAGTTTCGCACTCCATTCATCAACCCTTTTGCTCATATCTAAGAAACCTTGTGACATACTAGCAGCTAACGGCCCAAATGCAACCATTAAACTCGCTAATGATCGACCAAAGAAACCAACACCACGCGCAACTTTATCCAGTGTACTAGCTCCATTACTATTTAAGTAATTAAAGAAGCGTTCCATTGGCGCGCTATCCATTGACTCATTCAACGACTTAGATAAATTCTTCATTACTCCAGAAGAGTCCACCATTAAGCCATTAAGCTTATTCAGTACTTTTCTAGCTGCTTGAACTCCATTATTGAACGTTTCAAAGTTATTCGACTCTAATTGGTCTGATAACTTCTTATGATCTTCCTTAAGTCCGTTAACAGAGTCCCTTAAAGCTTCCATCTCTTTAGTTCCAGGGCCTTCACCTTTCATAAAGTCCTTGAACTTTTTCATGTGGCCAACAGCTGTAACTGCGAACGCTCCAATAGCAGCGGCCGCAACCCCAAACGCGCTAGTAAGCCCTAATAAGCCACCAGTAAGCACTCCAGTCATCGCTCCAACCGTTGCTAATGCTCCAGTAGCAGCAGCACCAAAAGCCGCGATTGATGGTATTACAGCTATGAATGTACCTTTTAAAATATTACCTAACACAACACCCCAAGATCTGATTGACTCAGCGATGTTGTCTAAGTCCCTATAAAAACGCTCGTTTCTTGCTCTAATTTGCAAGAATATTTCTTTTCCAATTTGTCTAGCTTTTAAGTTAGCTATTTCTTTCCTAAATAAAGCCATTCTGGCCTTAACATTAATGTGGTAATCTCTTTTTTTCGCTAATAATGCATTTAATTTAGCTGTAAAGCCTTTTGTATCAGCGTGAACAGAAACCTCTATCTTTTTGCGCAAACCGCTCTCGCTGGCTTTTAATTCGGCCATTTTCTTGCGATATTCGCTAATGTCTAATGTGACTGGCTTTTTAATGTGATCTTTGCTCCACTGTGTAGCAATAATCTTAATCTCATCAAGTTTACGTTTAGCGCGTGTTATATCAGCATCTATAGGTTTACTTTCTTCCCTAGATACTTCACGCGCTTTCTCGTTAACTTGGTTCAATTTAGCAATGGCCTTAGTCACGTTAGCATCAACGTCCTTTGTGCTTTCTTTTGCTAATTCCTTTGCTTTTTCGTCTACTCGTTCCATTTTTGTTATTGCTCTTTTAATATCAGCATCAATGGGCTTTGTACACTCAAAAGCTGTTTCTTTAATCTTCTTGTCAACTTGTGACATCTTACGTAAGAAACTTGATATATCAGCACTTATCTTAGCATTAAAACGTTCCTGCATAGCGCGCACCCTCCTTCTAAATTCTATTTTTCTTGGTAATTGTTAAACCAGTTTCTAAGAGCTTCTGTTTGCTCCTTAGAATATACTTGGCCTCTTTCTTCATTATTTTTCAGAACTTTCTTGCGGGCCTTATCTCCATTAAATAGCTTTTTAGAAGTTACACGTTTTTCGTTATTAGCACGCGCATTAAATATAGCAGCGATTGAAAAGCGTTCTAGTTCGTCTACTTCGTCCAGGAATGCACCTTTTAAAAAGTTCTGATATTCCCTATTAGTCCATGAATACATCAACTGCACATCATAAACTTTTAAATATCTCGATACACTTTGCTCGAAATCATCAAAATTTATACCGTTACTCCCAGATCTTTCAGTGACTCCTTGATCATTTGATAAGCTCTCTTGTTGTCTTCCTTCTCCGATTCCGTCTTCCCTTGAGTATTTAAGATCGTTAAGCCATCTTTCAACTTCGCTGCTTTTCTTCTGAAAAAAGCACTATCATCTAACACGCTCATAGCTTCTTTAAATAGTTGTAAAGTATCTCCTTCTTCATCAATTCTTTCTTGTAAAGCTTGTTCGATATCTTCACGCTTAAATTTTCTGTTAGGAATGTATGCTGTACCGCAATCCCAGAATTTTACAAGTGCTTCTTCATCGTTTTGGATAATTCCCATAAAGATATCAGAAAAAGCATCTGTTTGTTCGTTTCCTTTTTGATATTCTTGCTTAGCACGTTTAGCAAATGCAAACGTTCCTTTTGCTTCGTATTCAGTTCCTTTAATAGTTAAAAATGCTGCCATTGTTGTATTCTCCTTGTTTTTAAATAAAATTAAAAAGGGTGATTATTCACCCTTTATTATATGCTTTCTACTCTTGCTAGTTGGCCACCTCGTTCAGTTGCCACTTCACTAGCTGGCGCTGTTACTTTTTTGTTCTTACATTACCAGTTGTTGCTCCTGGTTTTTCGAAATCGTAACTTCCAGCGTTTAAGAACTCATCTGGTAATTTATCTAACTCACCAAGTTTAGACTCACCAATTACCTGTAATGTTCCGTTTAATTCAACGAACCCATCAGCTGGTTCTTCTTTCTCAACTGACTCAATTAAGCAACGTGCAAATACTGCATCGTGTTTATCATTGGGTTTTACTGTTTTATCAACAAGCCAAGCTTTTATTTCTTTCTTATCTTTAATAGCGCGCATTACTTCTTTTTGTCCTTCATCATCGCTTTCACCATAACAAGTGAACTCTAGTGACTCTGATGTTGGCCCATAAGCTAACACACGCCCAAATTTAGTTTGTTCATCAGCTAAATCATTCTCGATAGCATGTTTAGTTTCTGTTAAACTACCAACGATGCAACCTTTATCTCCTTTAGCTTTATCTTCTACTTGTAATATCAATACTGTATCTTTACCACTTTTTGGCATAGTCTAGTTCTCCTTTATATAAAATTTTAACCTTAGTATTCCATGTTGTGTACGACCATCTATATCATCAATAACAGTAAGTGTTAGCATTTCAGTTTTAAAGACTTTAAATTCTTCGTTTAACTCTAAGTGTTTTTTCGATATAGTTTTAAGCGCACTATCTAACATTTCATAACATTCTTTTTTACCTTTGTAATTGCTCCAGGCGTGAATTGTGAAAATCACTTCTTCACCGAAATTCGTTTTAGTAATAAATTCTTTAGTTTCTGGAGTACCAACAACTAAATAAGGATATTCAGTGCTATGTTCAACATAATCAAATACCTTATATCCAGTTTCTTTTAACCTTTTAAATAATGCTATTTGCAAAGGTAATAGTGATGTTTTTATCATTGATTATCTCCTTCCTAAAGACTATTTAATTCAGATATCCAGAACGCACGACCAATTTCAATCGATGGATACCAGAACGGTTGTGGGTGGATCCCATACATAGTAACCCACCTATTTAATTTAGTTGAATAGAAACGCCAAGGAATTTTTTTTGCTCTACTTCCTCTAGTTGCATATATACCAGTACCAAATTCAATATATATCCCGTGTTCAGCTCCAACCCTTACATCAGCTGTAAACCCACCAACAGAACTTTCTATTGAACCTCTTAACTGGCCTTCATCAACTGGAGCAAGCCCCTTAGCATTGTCTTCAATTGTATGTGCTGTTCTTGCTACTATCCTTTGTACTTTCTTACTTACCTTTTGAGTATAAGCCCTTGCATATGCTTCTAACGGAGGACATCCAAACTTTATTGACATCTTCTAATAGCAGCCCTTATTATCTCTTGTTGGCCGCCTTGATCTTCGAAATCACTTACGAACTCGTACCTAACACCCAAATAAACTATTATCATATCTTTAGCAAGATATTCTAACTCGTTGTATCTGAAATATAAGTATCTATCAAAAGTAAATTCTAATCTAGCGGCTTGCAAGCGTTCGTTACTGCTTGGAGTATCAACAAAGCATTCTAACTGTTTAACCACTTCATCAGTTTCAGTATGGCCGCCCGCTTCGTCTTCAATGTATTTTTTGGCGTGTACTTCTACGATGTGTGGAAATTCATTAAAAAGCATGGAATTTCAACCTTCTATATGGCGTTAGCAATGATAGCATACTTTCGGGATATTCAGTATTGTAAGTGTACGATACTGTTCCCATCGATCTTGACTTCAATTCAACTGGTACCATATTCAGTTTTATTGCCTTTGAAATAAACAGTAAAACGGCTTGTGGTACTTCATCATCAAAATCATTGTTACAATAAGCTTTCACCCAGTCTAAGCAAATAGAATAGTATAGAGTGATAAACTCATCATGTTCATCACTCTTAATGTTGGATAGTAATTTAATTTTTTTAATGTAATTATTCATCTGTATCAGCTTCTTTTACTTCTTTTTTAGCTGCTTTTTTAGGTGCAGCCTTTTCCTTAACAATAGTATATTTCTGATGTGCATACACGTTCTTATATGCAAATTCAGTAACCTCTACTATTCGACCATCTGGCGTTTGTACCTTAATCAAGTCGTTCACCTCGTTTATTTATTTATTATCCTACTTTAGGTTTTAATGCAGCAAATGCATCATCTTTAACATTTAAGTAAGCAACATGCATTGTAGCTCTAAGTGCAAACATATCTTGTTCAAATAGGTTTACTGGTTTTCCGTCAGCACCTTGGATAGTTGATAATTGTGCATCTGTTGATACTGCATACTCAATATCTTGTAACACTCCGTAACGTGCATAATCCCAGTCACCAGTTATTGCAACTGCTTTAGTTTTGTCAATGATATCTTTTGATGTATATGAAATTGGTAACCCTAAGATCTCATTTGCTTTAGAGTCAAACATTGGATATCCATTTGTATCTGTTACACTTCTCATTTTAGCTTTAAATGCTCTTGATGTTAATAACCCGTTCGGATCATGTTCATCAGCTTCAACTAATGCTAATAAGTCAGCTAAATCAAAGTAAAGGTTTTTGCCAGTACCTTCAGTAACTGTTTTACTTTTAGCTTCAGCCATTTCATAGATTGATTTTCCAGTTCCCCATGGTGAGTCAGTACCAAATAATACAGCTGAGTCAAACGCTCTATAGAATGCTTCAGCGATTAATGGTGCTGCAATTTGCATGAAATCTTGAACGCTGTAACGTAAGAACTCTTTAGAGAATGGAATAATAACACCAAGTTTCTTAGTCTCCATTTCAGCTTGTTTCCATTCAACTTTAGATGTTTGAATACGTTCAGCTTCTGACACCCAGTAAGCCCCTGGCCCTTTAGCTAAGAATGTGAATTTTTTCTTAGGTTTTCCCTGCATATCTTCATATTTAGCTAACTGCATTACTGCTGAATTTTTAATTACTTCTTTTAGTACTAGAGTACCTTCAGACTCTGGAATTTTACCAGTTTTCGCATCTTGTAATAATACGTTATTCGGGTTATGTGGTTTTGTTGTCATATAAATTTACCTCTTACTTTCTTATATTAAATTGATTAGCTATTTCAGCTATGTTATTTGAATTGTTTTGACCACCTTCAAAAGTCTTCACTTCGCGGCCATTACCTTTGAACTTAGCATCTACTTGGCTTTGTACAGCGTTTTGGAATAACTCGTTAAAGCTTTCTAAGTTTGAGTTAGTTTCATCTTCATCAGTACCAATTAGATGGTTTACGAAATCTAATGGTAAACCAAGATCGTTAGCTTTCTTCATGGCAAAATTAGTAAGTTTTTCACGTTCTCTTTCCAGTCTATCGCTTTCAAGTTGTGCCTTAAGTTCTCTAATTTCTTTTTGTTCTGGAGTTTCTCCAGGATTTCGCTTAGAAACTTCTTCATCAACAAGCTTACTTAAATTGTTATCTTTCCAAGTCTGTAACCCCTTAGAAAAGTGGCTGTCTAGTCTTGGTTGTAAAAGCTTAGCGCCCTCTTGACTATCTAAGTAACTGTTTATCTCCTCGGCCGTTGGTTTCTTCAGTTCGCTTAGATATTCACTAACTGCGCTATCTTGTGAATTAGTTTCTATAAATGTTTTGACTTCTTGTAAGTCCATGTGTTTACCTCCCGCCCATTAAGTTCGCGCCTTAATGTTCTGATGTATTTTATTTAGATAGTTTATTGTCATATCCAGGACAATTATTATTTCTTTATATTTTCTTTATAAAGTTCTTTGTTATCTTTAATAAAATCTTTGCGCCACTCGTTGTAAGTGACATATTCTATTTTTTTATTAGGTGCAACAACTTCACGCTTAGCACGCTTTGTAGCCTCACCCTCACTTAAATCTTCATGTTTAATTAGTTCCGTTATCCTTTTGGCCAGTTTCTTCTGGTACTTAGGATCATCGTAATTCCTTGATGTTCTGAACTTAGGTAAGCCCCTAAGTACATGGCACCTGCAATTTATATCCTCGCTTGGTACTCCAAACATCCTTGGCCCTTTTGCTTTATGGCCGCCACTGTGAAAATAACCATCTTCATCAGCCTTGCGACCGTCTAACGCTGCATGTGAAGCCCTAACCCTACTATCTAAGGTTGCTAACCAGTACTTGTTGACTGATATTCCCGCTTTCTTAAGCTGCTTATCGCTTTCTAAGGTTGCCATTGTTCTAGCTCGTCCATTTTCAGTACGAACAACACGGCGCGCCTTAGTTGCGCTTATTCCTACCTTCTTGCTAATCTCCTGGGCTGTTTTCTCGTAACTATCACCCTTGATAGCACCTTGTGTTATAGTCTTTTGTATTTCTCTTACTATCTCACTTCGATGTTGTGCCAGTACGTTAGGTAGTTTCATCTTGTCAATAGGGTTGTTAAGCATCTTATTAAGTACATTCTCACTTGGTATGTCAAAGCCCATCTCAATAGCGCTTTGTATCTTGGTATCGTATATATCATATATTCGTTGCTCCAGAAATACATTCCTATTAGAGTTTCTAATCTCTTTTAAGATGCTCTTATATGCTCCAGTTGTTTTGCTTTCAAACTGCTTCATAAACTTTCTTAATCGTCCATACTTTGAAAGCTGTGACCAAGTAAGCTGGCCACCTTTACTAAGTGAACCATACATCTGGCCAAGTAAGCCCAAGTACTCTTGTGTTAAGTTCAAAAATACCTGGTCAATGGCTTCATTAGCTTCAACGCTATACTGCGCTATCTTTGCTTCTAGTTCTGTCAACATCTTCTTCACCTTCAATCGGTTCTAGTGGCTCGTTAGAATACCTTAAAGCTTCTTCTTCAAGCTTTTCTTTCTCAAAGTCAACATCATCAATTAGAGTTGATTGACTAAGTCTTGTATCTTCGCTTACAACTCCTTGTAATGTTGTTAGTATTTGCGCTTCTTCTAGTCTGTTTACTGGTACATTTCTAGTGAACGTGAAATACATATCCAGGTAAGACTCATCATTCAAGCTAAACCCTCTATGTTTCCAAGCTGTGAACAATACTTTGAATTGATACATTAAAGCACTCTTAAACTTACGTTCTGAAACTATCGACTTGTTTTCTAGTGCCATTAATTTGTATCTAATAGCAACCCCAGAACTATTGCCGCCAAATGTTTCATCATTAAAGTTAACAGTTTTAGCAAACTTAGCAATGTTAGCATCCAGAATAGCAAGCACGTTCATTATAATTGAGTCGTTAACATCTTTAGTTAAGTACTTGATATCCATTCTTTCATCAATTAGTTCAAATACTCCAGTCTTGTGTAACTGTTCCAAGGTTTCTGGATCAGCACCCATTCCCTTAAGTACCAAATAAGCAAGCCTTCCCGCTTCTATCTCACTAACTGCACCAGATACAATCTTGTCATAAGCATCAATCAATGTGTACACCTTTTCAGCATCACCCATTAATTCATCGTTGTTCTTAACCCCAAATAATGGTACATGCTCAAACATATGTAATTGTTGATCAACAAAATTTATACTTCCGTTTTGACCTTTAAAGTAATAAATGTATTTATCATCGTAAAATTCACATTCAATATTGTTGTCATTGTCAACCGCATATCTCATAGCATATACTGGTTCTGAAATGTTATCACCGAAAAATACAGCTTCCCAAGGCTTGATGTTTTTAATACGTTCATTACCTTCTAAGTCTATGTAACATAATCTTGCTGCATAACCGCAAATAGTGGCCAGTTTACCTAGTTCACTATCTAAATCTTCAGCTAAGTTCCTTAGGTTAAAGTTCTTGATCTTTTCTTTTAGCTTATCGTCTTCTTTGTCATAGTCGTACACAATAGGTACACCATACATATATCCAGTTTTAGTATCAACAATATCACTATCATAACTGTTAGCAACTGAATTATGTATCTTGTCATCGATACGATACACATTACCACCAGTTTCAAAGTCACCTAGCTTAACCGCTTCTTGTTGGAAAATTGGCACTTCAACGCCCTTATAACGGTTGTATTTAGTCTTGTTCTTATTCATCTTGGCAATGTTTTTCTCAATTACCTTGATGATAATTTCTTTTGTTATCCCATTTGCCTGGATCTGTTCAATAAATTCATTATTAGTATTCATCTAGCGATCAGCCCCCTTTCTTCTAGCTTTTAATCTCATATGAGAGTATATAGCATATCTCATAGAGTCCATTACATCGTCGTTTTCTTTAACTGGGTTCCCAGTCTTTTCATCCCATACATAGTTATAAATTTCTTTTTTAAAAACTTTCACTTTGTCAGATACAACAAAAAAGCGGCCAAGCTTTATTAGTCTTGCCACTTCTTCTATACCACTTAATACACTCTTATCGGCGTTTATGGCCCTTATACGTTCCCGTCTGAACCGTTCAACGTGTTCTGGCCTTGCACTATCACAATAAAAGTTTATGTTACCATATCGCGCCTTAATATCAAGCGCTACTTCAGCCCAGTAATCTATTTCTTTGAATTGCTTAGCGTGTTCTTCTAATAAGTACCAGTTGTTTAGCTTGTCTATACCAAATACCACTATACTGCAAAAGTGACTGTAACCCCAGTCAACCCCAGCTATATAAGTTTCAAACTCAATGTTATCAACATCATTGATAAAGTGCTTGTTACTATCAAAATCACTGTACACAACACCTTCACCAGTAACCCACAACCCTCTAATATCTCTATCGTAAAACATACCAGATGGCGTTGACTCTTTAATATTTTGAATATACCTTGGTGATAAGAATGTGTTATCATCTAATTCAAAATGATAAGATATTATGTTTTCGCTTTTGCTGTCAATGTATTCTTTCTTTAACCAGTGTTCTGGGTTGTCTGGGTTGGTATCAAATACAATCCTAGCACCATCACCAGAACAACGGGATATTATCTCTTTAAACACCTTCTCATTGGCCAGGGATGCTTCATTGACATAAGCGCCAAACGCTGTCATCCCTCTGATACCACCTAAGCCCCCAATTGTGCCAGTGAAGGCCTGCACAACCTTAACACCAAACAATGTAAATGAGTTGTGTTTATCAAACTTAATATCTAGTTGGTATCTATTGTATATCTCTTGTAATACGTTGTTTTGAATAGTCTTACTCGATACACCAGCTAATATATACATTGGTTCTTTAATCTTAAGTTTATCAGCAATCTTACGAACCCTTATTAATTCCCTTAAGAATATATCATTATTAATAACAGTCTTACCAGTTCTTTTCGCTCCGTGCAAACCAAGTATAAAGAAGTCTTCTGTATTGGTTCGCTTAAGTATTTCAATCTGTTTCGGTGTATATAATCTATTTAAGTCCATTAATCTCACCATCCACCAGCTTGAACAAGTCTGAAATCTTATCTTCTTGACTGCTGTTTTCTTTTTTATCTTCTCTTACTAAGTGTATCTTATTCAATAAATCAGCAGCTTTCAACCTATCTTTTGCACTAACGTCTATTTTAGTTATTTCTTGAAACCCCATTCCTTTACCAATTAATATTTCTTCTTTTTTCTCACCCCGCATTACAGAAGTTAAGTATTCCATTATTTCTTGTTGTGTTGCTGTTTTTTGCGACTCTATCACTTTCAACCGCTCATCGATGTAGTTTTTTATTCCTACATTTTCCAACAATTTGTGGCTTTGTGACCTTGCATAATTTAAACTATAACCCGCTTTAATTGCTGACTGCATTGCATTCCCGCTAATGATGTACTCATCAGCAAATTCTTTTTGTTTCAAATTAATTTTTACCAACTTTCCATCACCTCTTTTCTACATAATAAAAAAGCGCTATTTCAAGCGCTTTATAAAGGTTTGTATGAAATAATTTGCATTACATTCCATAAAATAACAAATAAGA